GTGTTGTAATCAACAGCACCAACGGTATTGAAATGCCCATGAGCTTGATTAGTGTAAAAGAAAGCAAGGCTGGTAGCCTGACACAAGTGGTGCCTGAGTATCACAAGTTGAAAAACAAGTATCAACTGATGTGGGCACAAAAGGACTGTGATGGCTATCTGAAAACTGCCGCGGTGTTGGCTGCTTATGTGGATCAATCGATCAGCACCAACACTTTCTACAATCCTGCACACTTTGAAGGTCGCAAAGTACCCACAACTTTGATTGCCAAGAACTTGATGCAGGCACACTACTGGGGCCTCAAGACATTCTACTACAGCTTGATCAACAAGCAAGGCTCAAAGCAAGTAGACGACGCAGCGCCAGTGGCTCTAGAAGCCATAGACTTTGACGACCAAGAAGACTGCGAAAGCTGCAAATTGTAACATGTGGCGATTGTGGGCAAAAGCAATAGGCGAAAAAGCCAGTGACAACGATCGTGAAGCCGATCTTGTTGCCTGGATAAGAACTGCCATAATAGCATGTTATGTAATCACAAACATGTTTATTGTGGCAGGTGTAATAAGACATTGGTAAAAAATAATGCTGGAAACAATATGCGACATCATGGTAGATGCATACAAACGAAACTGGATCACCAGTCGCGACGGCAATGTCAGTATCCGTCACCATGACCGTGACCATTTTTATATCACACCTTCGGGTGTGCGTAAGCAAACACTGCAACCTGATCAGTTCAAAAAGATCAGTATTCATGGACTGCTGTGGCAAGAAGAATACTACACCGACATCAGTGCTAATCTAAAGCCCAGTGGGGAGATTCCCTTGCACTTTGGTCTGCAAAGAGCAATGGGACAACACCACGGAGAAGTTCGTGTGGTGGTTCATGTGCATCCTACCTATTGTATTGCTGCTATGCATGCTGGAATTGATCTCAGCACCATTAGTGCGTCTTTTCCTGAACTAAATCGGTACACAAGAGTAGCACCCAATGTAGGCGACGTTGCTCCTATTAGCCAAGAGCTTGCAGACCAATGCCACAAGATGTTACAATTAGATGACTACGGAAACATTGCCTATGACATAGTAGGCATCAAGGGACACGGGGTGGTGGCTATAGATACTTCACCGTGGCGTGCTTACGAGCATATAGAGCGATTGGAACATATAGCCCGTATCGTTCTCGCAAGCGGAAATTACTAATTTTTACATTTATGCTCTAAAGGATAAATACGTTATCGCAATAGGAGCATAGTATGAGAAGCAGAGAATATATAAAAATATATAAAGAACATTATGGAGAGATACCTAGGGACTCGCAAGGAAGATCATACGACATACATCATATTGACGGAGATTACACTAACAATGATATATCCAATCTGATGGCACTAAGTATAGAAGAACACTACAAACTTCATAGGGCTCAGGAAGACTGGGGAGCAGTTTTTGCGTTAGCGAAAAGACTAGATGTTAGTCAACAAGAAAAAAGTGAAGTTGCCAGAAATTCAAATTTGGCTCGAGCCAAAGCCGGAACTCACTGGAGTCAAATAGCTAGCAAGAATGGAACACATCATTTTAACAACTCAGAATGGCAAAGAAAGATGATGGACAAACAATTATCTAATAGAACACACTCTGCTCATCAGAATTGGACCTGTGAAAAATGCGGTAAGACTGGTAAACATATGGTCAACTATCGTAGATACCACGGTGATAATTGTGGGGCAGTTAGTGTATCGCAAGGCAGAGTTTGGGTGAATAACGGATCTGTCAGTAAGATGATCGACCAAAATGAATTAGAACAGTTGAAAACAGAAGGATGGGTACAAGGGCGTGGATCAGCAAAACTAACGCCTAGGCGTGCAAATGCAAATGGGACTGCAGGAAGGGCCAATCCTTATGTTAGAAAAACAACAAGACCGTATAACAGAAAAGAGAAAAAATAATGTCAAAACAACAATACAACCTATCAACCAAAACTGACTACCTAAATCGCAAGATGTTTCTGGACCCTGCTGGCCCTGTGACCATTCAGCGATTTGAAGAAGTCAAGTACAACAAGCTAGCCAAGTTTGAACAAGAAGCTCGTGGCTTTTTCTGGGTGCCCGAAGAAGTCAGTTTGACCAAAGATTCACAAGACTTCAAGGATGCCAGCGACACTGTGAAGCACATCTTTACGTCAAACCTCCTGCGTCAAACAGCGCTGGACAGTTTGCAGGGTCGTGGCCCCAGCCAGATCTTTACACCTGTGTGTTCAATTCCTGAGCTAGAAGCAGTTATGTACAACTGGAGCTTCTTTGAAACCAACATTCACAGTCGCAGCTACAGTCACATCATTCGCAACATCTACAACGTGCCCAAGGATGTGTTCAACACCATCCACGATACACAAGAAATTGTGGACATGGCTTCAAGTGTAGGCGACTACTATGACCGGTTGCATGTGATCAACTGCCGCAAAGAAACAGGCGTAGTGGTTACAGAACAAGAACACATTGATGCTATCTGGCTAGCGCTCAATGCCAGCTATGCACTGGAAGCATTCCGCTTCATGGTCAGCTTTGCCACCAGCTTGGCCATGGTAGAGAACCGTATCTTTATCGGTAATGGCAACATCATCAGTTTGATTCTACAAGATGAAATCATGCACAAGGAATGGACTGGTTGGATGATCAATCAAGTGGTCAAAGAAGATCCACGATTTGCCGCTGCCAAAGCTCGCTGCGAAGCTGAAGTGTATCAAATGTATCTGGATGTTATCCGTGAAGAAAAAGACTGGGCCAATTACTTGTTCAAGCATGGTCCGGTGATTGGTCTCAACGCCAACATCTTGCGAGACTTTGTGGACTACACTGCCAAGAACGCACTCAACGAAATTGGCATCAAGTATCTTGAATCAGCACCTCGTTCAACGCCTATCCCATGGTTCAACAAGCAAGAAACAGTCGGCCTTACAGGAAACAGAGTCAACCAATTACGTGATTGGAGTCATGAGCGATGTACTAGATTACGACGAGTTACCAAACCTATGATCAACGACGAATGGTTCAAACAAGGCAGCTTTGCTACCTACAAGCACCCTGCCCCAATCAAGTACGAAACTGCCACAGACAACGGCACAGTGGACACACTGGAAGGGCCTGTGGCATACACCGTGGGTCACAAGATTATTACTGGTCCCAAAGGTGAACGATATCCTGTGAGCCCTATCAAGTTCAACGCTTACTATGATGACAACGGTGATGGCACAGCTACACCCAAAAAAATCATGAAAGTGGCCAAACTTGCTGACCACGACGGCGTTGTTCGAGCTTCTTGGGGCAACTTGGAATATACCAAAGGCAATGACTACATTGTCAAACACGGCCCTGGCGACTACGGAGTTGTCAAAACTGACATTTTTGCCAAGACTTACGATAAATCAAAAGAAGGAAACTAAATGAAAGCAATTGTATGGTCCAAAAACCAATGTCCATTTTGTGTACAAGCTAAGGCTCTGCTAGAAAGCCGTGGTATTGAATATGAAGAACGAAACGTGAGTCAGGACTGGACTCGAGAACAATTATTTGAAGCTGTACCAACAGCTCGCACATTACCACAGATTTTCTTGGATGGAGAATATGTGGGCGGATTTACAGAACTCAGAAAGAAACTAGCATAATGCAAATAGCACTCGAACACAATCAAGTATACACCTTTAAAATGAACTCAGGCGAAGAAATGGTAGCCAAAGTCAAACAGTCCGGCGGAGACTGGATCACGCTGGAAGAACCAGTCAGCATTGCTCCTGGTCCTCAAGGCATGGGCCTTGTGCCCAGCTTGTTTACTGCTGATCCCCGGGAAGAAATCAGGTTAAATACTAACAGCGTTTCTTTGGTATCCAAGACTGATGACTCAGTCAAAATGAAATACCTAGAAGCAACAACTGGTATCAAAGTACCAGAAAAGAAACTTATACTAGGATAATATGCCAGCAGTGCAGCGACAAGGTGACAAGAATGACGGTACCGGCGAAGCCACGGGCGGAGTTGCCTCAGTACGTGTAAACAACAAACCCATCATGATTCCTGGTCAGGCTGTGACTGCTCATCCTCCTTATGGTCGTAAAGGAGCAAAAACTATACACAACGATGGCTCTCAAAAAACAGCTGGTGGTGTAAAATCTGTCAGAGCCGCTGGCGAACCTGTG